ATGGCAGTTAGCACTGGTGATGTGATAACCTGGCCATATTCGGCATTACGGATGGCCTCGATAAAATCAGTCCATTCATAATCCGGTCTCCCATACCGAAGTTGCAAGTCAGCTAGAGACAGGCTTGCAGAGGAGTGGTCAATATTGGAATAGTGCTTGCTCTTGATCATTGTACCACCTATGAAACGCTCACGCAGAGCATCCATAACTGGTGATCCAGGTTCATGGCACAATCCCTTAACGACCCCACCCACGTGTTTTTCCATTTTGGCAGCTAGTGTGAGTGTCCTGAACTCACTAGTTGCCACCCCAATATTCAACGCAGTGTATTCACCCCGTATCTTACCAAGGCCCCTAAAAATGGCACCATATTGTAAGTAAGGCACATGGCACTCACTCACCTTAAGAAAACCAGCCTCTGACTTATTGGCAGCCCAAGCAACTGTGATCACATAACCACAATAACGTGCTGCCCGCTGAAGCATAGCGGTCTGGTCTTCTCTCTGCATGTTGATAAACTTGTTGTTTGGTTGCATGTGGTCATTATAACTGATTACACAGTATTGGGCCACAAGTATACAAAAACAGGCTATATCATTAACCACCACAGTGTCTGGGCAACCTGATCCCATGTTGATCATTACTGGTTTCATTTTAACCCACTCTGATTTGCGTAGTGGGTTCCTTAAAATGATTGGGTCCCTCAGGCGTGTGAGTAGTTTTTGACCAATGGTGGCAAAACCACATATCGCATAGAAGAACCACACAATGACAAACATGCCTGGTGTATTTGAGGAGTCGCAACTACTTATGTCTGAATCATAAATAAGTTGGCCTCCATCTGGGAAGTTTATGCAGGTGTTTGCATCGTCGCCTGAGCATCGAGAATTGAAGCCTGGACGACTGTAACCAACCCAAGGCACATTCTGCTTTGCCTTGAGTATGTCTATATGACAATCCATTGTGGTTGGTACAATTTGGGATATCACTGAGCGGAGCGAATACTCTCTACACAGTATTGTTTTGACATAATCAAAAATCCACCCTCCAAAAATAATGGAGTCCCCATAAGACACAAATAGTCTCCCATATTTGCCTGGTTTGGCGTACTCTATTTTAATCTTGGCTGATACCTCACCACCAAACATGACATCCTGCGTATGAAAATGGTACTTCTCATAAAATTGCATGTAGAGTTTGGATTTTGGATGTCCTAATGCATAACTCAAACGCACGAATGAGATGTCATATAGGTAAAAAGGTATGAGTACTAGTGCCAGCAAATAATTGACGAAGGGTAGCATTGCATAGAAGATGTTTACAAATAACTTGGACCGCAGTCCAAATATATAGGTGACAGCTAATGCAACCCCTTTAAAAACAAAATTTGCCTCTGGTGTGGTATCCGGTATATTGTACCGTTCCTCGTGATGTGCATATTCACCGTTGGTCACAAAGGACCGAACGTCATTACCAAGGTAACAGAACTCGCCAGCAGGACTCAATATTCTGAGTTTTACAAACTCACGAGCTAATCTGAATTGATTGGATATGCACGTTTCGCCCAACCGGGGGAAGTCAGGACTTAATTGCTCCTTGTAGAAGCGTGACAGTGCAATTTCTGCAACTGAAGGGTCGTTTGCAAGGATCTTAAAGCGACTATCTCCCTCAAACGAAATACCCTGGGAATAGTAGATTCCCCCGCGGTTATCTGTTGCATGTGTCCTGAATGTACCCTTGAGTGAGTGTCCAGGTTCTACATCATATCCCGCAGACCCAATGATTTCGAACTTTCTGTTGTCAGAGTGGTGTGCTTGTACATCACACTGTTCCCCATAATGTCTAGCTAGCCCCCCAAGGTCCACTACTGGTTGCAAACATTTGTGGTAGCCAATGTCATCATATATTTCTGGCTGGTTGAAATCCTGTTCACCATTAGCCTTAGGCTGTGATAGCCCAGATTTTATATGACCACGAGTGGCATCAGTTGTGTTTTTCTTTATCTGCAGTGTTTGTGAGATGAAAAAGGAAACTGTGTGCACAATTATGTTATGATCCAGTGTGCCAAATTCTCGAATTGCGCAAGCTAATATTGCGTTACGATTTTCGTTACTTAGGCGGGGGGCTAGAAACTTGGTTCCCAGCATGTCTAGTAGTGGCTCACATACTACACCACCAATGGCCGGGTAATGTTGTCCTGGGAGCCTAACCTCTGCTGTTGTTTGGAGGGAAAAAGCAGATCTAGTGATCAATTGGTTCACATTGGACTCTTCAAAGACATATTGGCCCTGGTATTCCTCTCTGAAACCAACAATCACCTCACCTGGTTTAATGATGTTGAGCACCAATCCACCACAAACCAACTTGTTCTCACCATTAACTATTTGGGATGTTGCTTGACGTCCATTATACATACCAATCATATCTCTACCATTTTTGAATAGGTAGGGACAGACTAATCGAATCTTTATTTTTGGTTTGTCAAGTAACCCTAGTTGTTCTGTGGATAACTCTTTTTTCGGTACTGCAATTTTGTCCAATTTTTTGGCAAGAACTGCAATGTTAGGTTGATTTGTTGTGGTGGTGAATGCTCTTAGCTCATCATCCTGTTCTTCTGCTTTCTCATCCTCATCTAAGTTCGCCGGATGGGGCCTCGGTGGATCATGTTGTTTTTTGCCCTTGGCCTCTTTTCGTTTCATGTAGCGTTTACTGAAATGTCGCGCTGCAATGTTGGTCTGCTTGGCCCTATCAAAATCATCCCCGTTGGTTTCCTCCCCATGTTGACCCATAAGCGTATTACACTTGTAAGTCTGGTCTAGACTAACAAAAGTGCCCCTGATGCTATAGGTTTTACTCCGTTTGTATGTATTATCATTTTCTATACTATAATTTTTGTTTTTGTTGTTTATATTTTTATTGTTTTCATTCCATATTTCATTGTGTTTTTGGGTTACAAAAATTTTTGGGTATTCCCCTATACAACTTTCACGTTTCCCTTACGGGACCGACTGGAGGGGGGAGCTGGGTTGAGCCATGACATCCCTTTCTTGCCTAGATTGGGGTTGGCCCGTTCAAACTCCCGGTGACTCTCCACTGCAGCCGCAACTTCATTGCTGGGGACAGTCAGACCATCTGTACGTATCATACCATCATCATCCTCATCTGATGATAATGAGCGGTTCTCCCATTCATCATCATCGTAGTCTGATCCAGAGTATCCTTCTCTCTCTCGGTAATAATCGTAACCGTCATCTGCATACGGGTTTGCACGTGTTTTGTGTGGGGTCAGGGATAGCTTGTGGGCTGTGGCATATTTCCCTGACTCACCTCTAATTAGTCCAGTTACTGGGTTGACAAGCTTTTGCTGTAATAGGTTGAGGTGGGACCATAACTTGTCAAGTGCTTGAGCTTTCTCAGCAACTTTTCCACTCTTAATCGCTGGGTGGAGTGACTTATAGAGTTTGTAACGGGCGGCTCGCATCTCGTCTGTTCCCTTTCTGGGCCTATGTGCACTAGGTTTGTGCTTCCAATGCCCAGTCCGGTAGACTAACACCACTTTGTTGGAACTGGAGTCCACTGTGCCATCTTCAGCAAAGTGTTGCCGGTTTGCCTCCCTATCAACCACTTGGTATTTAGATTGACAGTATCTGATAGGACGGAATGTGTACCGCCAGTAGTTTTCCCGTGATGTTTGATGATTTCTGTGCTTTCTGATGAGTGCACGTACATCTGAGATGAATTGTTTAGTAAAGCCATGAATTTCTTCGGGCTGGAAAAAATCCCATAAATCTATGGGTAGTGATGGTGCCAGTGGCACTGACTGTATTGTTTCTTTACTTTTCTCCATAACCGCTCGTATTTTTAATAGGCCATGTGATAAGGCTCACATGAGGCACATTTAATGTAATATATATATATAGGATTGGACTACTTTGGTTAGACACCCAGTGTTAGGGTATAGAGTGTGTTGGCTGTTGGCCAATAGGTGGTCCCAAGATAACTGATGCGAAATTGTAATTCCCACCAATTCCCATGATCGATCACTGAATACAACACCGTATTACATACCACTGCTGGGTCCAAAATACCTGGTATTAGAACAGTTGAGTAGTTGAATGATAAGCTAGTGATGTAACCATCCCAATTGAACATGGATTTGTAAATTCCCATGCCCAAATAGATTAGTGAAGGATGAGTCCAAATAGGTTTTGAGGGGTTGTAGAAAGCTTGTAAGGGCAGTGGGTTAACCTCTGAACTGGTTATGTCATTGCCGTTTACTGAGAGCACTTTAACACCAACTGAGGCAGGGTTATACACCGTAACCTCAGCACTCCCTCCCACACCATTGGCATTGCCCCCACCTCATATCAGGGCCAAAGTACCGGCGCCAGGTGAAGATGCCAACATTGACAAACCCTTCCCTATGGCTATTCGTCCAGCAACCTTGGCCCCCCCAGCAATCTGTGCTGGTGACGGTGTCAATTCAGAGAGGACTTGTCCAAGTACCCGTTTAAATGAGGATGCATAACCAGAAGATGATGCATTGTTAGTCCCCGCTACCACATTGTGCACTTTTGTTTGAGCTGAGGCTACAGCTGAGAAACCTACAGGATCTGCATGTGATGGTGTTCCTGTTGCCCCAATCCCTAGGCCTGTGTATTCCACATGCATAATCAGTTCACACCATGATGGTTGCCCTGAAGTGTCTGTTGATGCTGAATACTGTAATACAGCCCCCCCTGTGGCACTATCAGCAGGATCAGTGCTATAAGCCTCTGAATTATAAGGATAATCACTAGTTGAGTAGGTGAAATCGTCCTCTTTGAGGCCTGCCGTTGACACAAAAACCCCCTTGTTGCTAGTTCGTGTTGTGGAACTGGATGGTAAGGTGGAATTTTGTGAAAAAGACTCATGGTTTAGGTTCTGATGTGTGTTACCTGATGTGGTTGTAACCAGACCTGACATGTTAGTTACTGACATTATAGGGATCACCCGTATGGCCACAGCAACAATTCTGGCCTTGATTACATCACTTGATGGTTTGGCATATGGACCATTATGTGTGATTGTTATGACACCAGTATCAGTTGACTTAACATCAGCTGTGGATGTGGAACCAGTCCAATTTCCATTGCAAGTGAATGCACATGGTTTGTCATTCCATGGTGTGGGACATACATTGATGAAGGAATCACCACTAGTACCGGTCCTCACTTGGAACTTAGCCACTACTGCTACCTTATGGCTGAACACTGCTGGAAATCGCGGTATACATGCACCTTGTGCCAATGGCCCAAATGGTTCCGATAATGCAGCAGCATACTTTGCTGCACAATGTGAAATCATTAGACCCGAGTTTTTTGGTGCCCGTCGCATGGCTGGTTTCTTTCGACGCATGGGTCTCGATTGACCCTTACGTTTTTGGTTATTTGCTTTATTCTTATTCTTTGGCATGATATGTTATATATATATATGTTAGTAGGCCAGGGGATAACCCCCTGAGTATATGTCTAAAACTACAAAATTGTTATGTACAAAAATGTCGTTACCCGCGATGGCGGGTACCAGGCGTTTACCCCGGTGTCATACGGTGCATCCCCGTACGGTCAATTGACAGTTGACCCATGGTGGCCTGCTTCATCCAGCTGACCAGGCTGGAATTGGCCGAAAAGCG